AATTTGTATAAATTTGCCTTTACCTCTTCCATAGTTAATCTGAAAAGTGTGTCCACCTTTTCCAGCAAATCTATCAATTTGAAAACCAACTCTGTCGTCAGTAAACATGTTAGTGGCTTCTTCGAGTTCTTCTTGTTTTTCTTCTACTAAAACTTTTATGATTGCATCTCTTAAACTCATTTCATACTCCCAACTTTTTTCTTAGTCCCAAACTGTTTAGTATCACCTTTATCCATCATACCTTTCATACCAGTGCCAGGATCAGCTTTGCCATGCCAGCCTTGAGCATAACCTGTAGGAAGCTTCTTAATTTTACCACCTTTTGCTTTAAACGCTGCTATAGCATCAGCATGAGCTTTCTTATCAGCATCTGTCATCGCTTCTTTTTTCATAAGTCTGTTTGTAGCTCTATCAATACCAGCAACTCGTTTTGCTGCTTTACGTTCTGGACTTTTCTTATAATCTTGATCTGGTCCACCTAATCGACTTATTGCATTTGCAGTGCCTTGTTGTTGACCTTTGTCGTAAACATCTCTTGAAGCTTTACCGATGTAACTTCTTGCAAGGTTTTTAGATATTTCATTTACTTTAGATTCGTTTTGTCTTCTAAGAACTGCTGCAACTTGAGGATGTTTATGTATGTCTTTAGAAATTTTATTCATAGCTTTAACAGCACCGGTCATATTACCTTTTTTATAACGAGGATCAGATGCGATGCCAATTGCTTGTTTAACATGTTTAGGATCGTGTGCTTCATACTGAACATCATCTCTTAAATCTTTATCAGCGCCATGATAAGTCCCTTTGCCTTTTGTGATATATGAATTGACTCGTGCCATTCCCCATTGCTGTGGAGTTGTGCCTGGTCTATGTCCAGTTTTCCAAGCAGCCATGCCACGATTATAAACCTTCTTTAATGTTCCATAAGATACACCAGATTTCTCTGCTTTTTTCTTTAGACCATCATTTTCTAAAAGATCATTATAGGTTGAAAATTTAAGCATTTTCTTTACTCCTGTTTTTTATTTTTCTAACTTTAGCACGGTCTAACATTCTTGCATGTTTCATTTTATCGACCATTTTTTCTCGTTCAATTTTCTTTTTAACTAATTCTACAGCATCTTCACCATACATTTTTTTGTATTTAAGAGTATGCTTACTTGGTTTCGTTTTTGCAGTAGCATCGCCAGGTGCCGGTTTATAAGCTGCAGGATTATCATCAGACATCTTTGCATACTTTTTAAAGTGCGCAAGTCTTTTTGTCTTAGTTGATTTTTCTAATCCTTTATAATAAGGCGCTGGTTGAGTACCTTTTTTATCTTTGATATCTGGATCTTGTTTTACTCTATCCTTAAAATCTTTTTCAAGAAGTTCTACATCATTAAGCCATTTTCTATATAACTTACCTGCAGATTCTACAATGACATAATTAGTTCCAAGATTGGTAACAGTAGCGAGTTCGTCACTGCCCACGACAGTAACACGATCACCAATATTAAACAAATTTCCTTTAACATATGCCTCTCTTTTCTCAGAGACAGGCTCGAAATGTAACTTATTATAATATTCTTTTTGTTCTTTTAATCCCATACCTCTTCTTACTTCATTATATACCTTTTTTGCGTCTGCATTTGAAACATTCCGTGGCAGCCCCTGTGAGAATTGTGTGAAGTCTCCTTCTTTTGCTAATGATCTCATTTTAGATGCTGACATACCACTAATATCATCTGCATCGGGGTCTCTGTCTCCGGCTGAAATTACGTTGATTTTATTAAAGTTATATAGACCATGTCTACCTTTAACTCCGTTATATTTTTTCAATAAAGTGTTGAATTCGTTTATTCTGTCTGATCCAACAACCATTGTAATATTTTTAAATCCGTCATTATACATTTCAGTAACTGCATCAAAAACAGTTTTAACTTTTTTATTTAGCATAACACTTCTTGCGTGCTTAGGAAAAAACTTACGGACTGTTTTAACTTTATATTTAAAATCTAATGGATTCTTTTTTTCGTCTGTTGATTGTGATAAGTAAACCCTGTAAGGATTCTTACCAGATTTTTTTGACAACTCATTCATTAATTTTTCATGACCAGTTGTAGGAGGATTCATACGACCGAACGTAAAGTAAACAGTCTTCTCTTCCTCTATCAAATATTTTTTGAAGGAGCTTATCATTAGCCTTTCTTTCTTTCCAATTCTCTTTTACGTACATCTTTAAATAACTTCTTAGCTATTCTTTTAATTCTTTGTTGTAAAGCTGGTTTTGCAAGTCTTTTTTCAATTTCTTGTTTTCTTGCAAAAGTCAATTCACCTTTTGGAATACCACGTGTTAGCTTTTGTGCAATTTGATTTCTTGCTTGTCTTAGTGCTCTTTTTTCAATGGTCTTTTTATTTGCCATCTTTTTCATAGCACGTTTTCTACCAATAGCAATACGAGATTTCATACGCTTCATAAGTCGAGAACGTTTCATTCTTTGTTGTAGATTTAAAGCTTCATCAACATCTTCTTTCTTTTTACTATACTTGTTAGTAACTGTATGTGGTTTACCATTGATGTGAACTACTGCTTCACCTTCTTTATCCACGTTTCCATCCCATTCGCCAGCAGCATGAGCTTTACGGGCTGCTTTAACTTTTGGATGATTACGTATTTTAATTAATCTAGCGGCAAATGAATTATCGCCAAAACTTGATTCTTTTTTAATAACTTCTTTATCAGTCTTCACCATTCTAATACTGACCTTTCCGTCTGGCTTAATATATTTTTCTGGTTTTTTATTTGCTGATTGGACGCTCTCATTACCGTGATATTGCTTCTTACGTTTTTGAGCGTAGTATTTGATTGCATCATCTTCGCCTGGTTTATAATCTACAGACGTAAAATGTTTAAAGTCTAATGGTGCCATTAGTTCCTCCCCGGCTTGTCCCATCCTTTTATAATTTCTGGTGAAAAGTTGGCGTATGAAAACTCCATACGATCAACAATTTTCACTGCATCACCACCAAGTTTGTCAATGGCCACATACCCTTCTTGACCAGTTACCTTATACCCATCGCTAGTCTTAAGAAAGGTCTGCGTGCTATTCAATCTATTAAGTATATTTATAATTTTTAATTTCGCTAAAACAATAGATTTTTGTAATTCGAACATCATTTCTAAACTTATTTTATTTTGTGGTGAAAAGAATTTTAAAAATTCATTTAATTTTTTTTGTTGAACAGCTTTACCTTTTTCTGTTTTTCTTTTATCTATCTCTTTCTGAAACTTTTGTTGTATGTATCGTATAAGCTTTTCAACGTGGGTTTTGGTATTACCAATGACTTCACCTTTTCGTACAAAAGTATTATTAAATGTTTCAATAGTTTCAGCAATCTTTCTATCATTCTCGAGTTGTCGTAGTGTACTGCCAGATATCTTATTAAATATTCTGCCGCAATTGCTAAGATGGGCATTAACTTCCTCCGTATCTTTCTTTGACATCGTAAAGTTAGTCATATCTCTTAACATAGCGTCTTGCGACCAAACATCACCAGATTTAAAATTTGATATATTAACACCATAAGAAGCTTTCATACTTTCAAAATCTTTACCTGTATAAGTAGTATGCCAAACTATTCCTATCTTTGCAGACTTTGCTTTCTTTGCAGCTTCAGTTCCAGAGGGTATAGCATACATAATTGTGTTAGGATGAAAAGTTAAATATGTCTTTCCTTTTATTTTTTTAGTTTTTAAATCTCCTGGTCCAAATAAAAAATCACCTTGTATAACACCATTAATTCCTATTTTAGGAAGATATTTAAGAGCAGCTTTTAATTTTAGATTAAGATCGCCAGATGTATCATTGTCGATATCAGAATCAGTTTTGTATACTTTTGGAGATTTATTAAATATTCCTTTTTTTGCTACAAAGAATTTGCCATCACGTGGATCAGTACCAGCAAAAACTGCTGGAGCTCCATCCCATTTAACAGACACGTTTCCGTCTTTAACTCCTGCAACCATATCTCGTAAAGATCTTAATGCAAGTATTGCTTGCCTTGTTCCATTAACTCCGCCATAAAGAACCTTATCCTCAATATGAGTCATATGAGTATTTTTTTGTTCTGATATAAATTCTATAAATCTCATGATCGTGATTTCAATAACACCAATTCAAATCCTGCACTTATAGACGTAGTGGCGCTTCCCTTTGCTCTTACTTCAATATCATGTTTTTCAGGTA